ACACCGCGGCGAACATCATCGCGGCGATGCTGGCGGCGGACCCGAACGCTGGTGTGGGCTCCAGCTTCCCGCTCACCCTCGTCAACGATAACACCTCGTCCGGTGCGATCACCGTGGCTGCGGGTGCGACCGTTACGTTGTCCGGCCCGACCCCGACTGCGATCGCAATCGCCAACGCGAAGCGGTATCTGGTTCGCCAGATCAGCGCCACGGCGATCACCATGTTCGCGGTGGGCACCTAATACGTTCCTCCCAAGACTACCCCGGGGTTTCGGCCCCGGGGGATTTTCTAAACCGGTGGCCTGACACCCGCCCGTAACCGTCCGCATCCCTTTATAGCGGTGCCGACAAGGAGAATAGAATGGCTGAAGTCGTACGCACGTCGTCGTTGCGCCCCAATACCCGGCCCATCGACCCTGACGTGGTGATCCCAGCGGCGGTCAAGCGAGCCGCTGCCGCAGCAGAAGCCGCTCAGCGTGCTGCATACCCCGATAACAACCCCCCTGCAGAGCCAGCGCCGCCCAAACCGGCTGACACGATCCAGATCGCGGAGCCACCGGCCGCCCCGCAGCCTGCTCCTGTTACCCCGACGGGTAACCCCGCCCCGCAGCCCGATCCACAGCCCCAACCCACGCCCCAGCCGCCTGCAGACCCCAACGATCAGACGTGGGAGCACAAGTACAACTCCGAGCGCGGGCGTCACGCGAACACCAAGAAGCTCTTGGACAGCACCACCGAGCGCGTCACCGCGCTTGAGCAGCTCGTGCACGAGATGAGCAGGCAGCCTGCCGCGCCTGCTGCGCCCGCCGCGCCCGCTACACCGGCCACGAAGCTGGTTACAGAGCAGGAGGAGAACGAGTTCGGCACGGAGATGCTCGACGTTATGGGCCGCCGGGCCCGGGAGATCGTCACGCCCGAGCTCATCGAGCTGCGCAACACCGTCAAGTCGCTTGAGCAGAAGCTCACGGGTACCGTGCAGAACGTGAGCAAGAACGCGAGAGCAAGCATGCTCTCCAAGCTAGACAGCGCCATGCCGGAGTGGCGCAACGTCAACAACCTGTCCGAGTTCAAAGCTTGGCTGGCCTTGCCAGACCCATATTTTGGTGTTACTCGTCACAGTGCGTTACTTTCGGCATTCGAGCAGAACGACACTCCTCGAGTACTGAACTTCTTCAAAGGCTTCGTTTCTGAATTGGCTGTCACGACCCCCGCTGATGAACCTACGACGGTATTGCCCACTGCACCGCAGCCGGCGAAACCGGGGTTGGAAGCTCTAGCGGCACCGGGCAGAGCCAGAACGCCGGCACAATCCAACGTCCCGGCTGAGAAGCAGATCATCACCACGGCCGACATCAATGCGTTCTATCGCGCGAAAGCCGCCGGAGCGTATAGCGGGCGAGAAGCAGAGTTCACTGCCTTGGAGCAGGAGCTGTTTAAAGCCCAGAGAGAAGGCCGCGTCCGAGCTGTATAGCTCTCAACTTCTCAGCAAAAAGGGTGAAGCGCTATGGCGTTTCCTGTCGCAAGTGGGGCCACCACCCCTCCGATCTACCCCGCCGGTACGGCGGGTAACGGCCTCTCCGGCACCGGGTACATCCCGGAAATCTGGAGCGGTAAGCTCATCGAAAAGTTCTACGCCTCCACCGTGCTCGCGGCCATCTCGAACACGGACTACGAAGGCGAGATCAAGGCGCACGGCGACAAGGTGCATATCCGCACCAAGCCGACGATCACCATCCGTACCTATCTGGCCGACGCTGCTCTCGAACTTGAGCGCCCGCAGGGCAACCAAGTCATCCTGAACATCGATCAGGGCCAGTACTTCAACACGATCCTCGACGACGTGATGAAGGTGCAGTCCGACATCAACCTCATGTCGATGTGGTCGGATGACGCCGCGGAGCAGATGAAGATCGTCATCGACCGCGCCGTGCTTCTGGCCATCAAGGATCAGGCTGCTTCCACCAACCGCGGCCTTACCGCGGGTGCGATCACCGGTGCGATCAACCTCGGCGTTACGGGCACGCCGCTGGCTCTGGTCAACGCTTCCCCCACCGTGGGTCAGGTCGACATCCTCGACTGCATGATGCGTCTGGCTCAGGCCCTCGACGAGCAGAACATCCCGGAGACGAACCGCTGGATCGTTATGCCGACTTGGGCCGCCGTGCTCGTCAAGCGTTCGGAACTGCGGCAGGCCTACCTGTCCGGTGACGCCGTCTCGATGCTGCGCAACGGTCGTCTGGGCATGGTGGACCGCTTCACGCTCTACAGCTCCAACCTGCTGCCCTTTGGCACCGCGGCGAGCTTGGCGTCGGGCGAGTTCATCATCTACGCTGGCCACGCGCACGCGCTTACGTTTGCGTCCCAGATGACGCAGATGGAGACGCTGCGCTCCGAGCTGACCTTTGGTCAGGTCATGCGCGGCCTGCAGGTGTACGGCTTCAAGGTGCTGGATGGCACCGCGCTGGCGCAGGCCATCGTCACCAAGGTCTAAGACGAATGGGGGAGGGGAAACTCTCCCCCCTTCTACTCTAGCCTTGAGGGCGTTATGGCAACAGGACTGCTTATTGTTTCGGACTATGTGGCTCAAGCACGGGTCCTGTTGCAGGACACCGTCAACTCGCCGTATCGCTACGCTGATAGCGATCTGGTGGCCGAGCTGAACAACGCCTTCGCCGAAGTAAAACTGCTTCGCCCCGATCTGTTTCTCACGCTCACGCTCCCGGCTTTCACGGTCAACGACGGCACCGCGGTGACGTTCGATCCTATGTATCGAGTGGCGCTCGTGTACTACATGTGCGGCAAGATGCAGATGCGGGACGACGAGGAAGTTCAGGACCAGCGCGCCGCCGCGTTCCTGAGCATGTTCACTCAGAAGCTTAGGCAGGGCATGTAATGGCGATAGGTCAGGACGTTCTTCGCCTCTTCAACAACGCCCGCATGCGCGTCAACGGCGCGACGGACGACGTTCTCCAGTACGAGCTCTTCAACGCGATGGACGACTTCTTCAAGGGGTCGAACGCGTGGCAGGAGGACATTGACATCACCATCCCGGCCGGGGACCCCGTCGGGACGCTGTACGATATTGTCCCGGACACGCCCTCTGTTATCGACAAGCTCATGTGGGTCTACGAGGTACCGACGAGCCCGACGATACTCCGGGGCGCGCCGGTTACCGCATACATGCAGACGCCGGGGCTTCTTTCGCTGGCCGTGCAGCCTAGCTCGTCGATCGCCTACAGGGTCACTGTGGCGCTCACCGTGCAGGACCCGGTTACTAAAGACGGGTACGTGCAATTTCCGGCGTGGGTGCTGGCGAAATACCGTAACGTGATCCTTGACGGCTTGCTCGGGAAGATGTTCAGCCAGCCGAACAAGCCGTGGACGAACTCGCAAATGAGCGTCTTCCACATGCGCAAGTTCAACTCCAAGGTCGCGAGCGCGCGCGTGGAGGTTCAACGCAACAACAAGTACCGGGCGCAAGCTTGGGTATTCCCCGGCTTCGCCCGCGGCTCGCAGCGCGGCGGTACCGGCTGGGGTGGACCGGTCTAGGAGCACCAATGGGCAAGAGCAACTTCCTAAGCAACGCGCTCCTCAAGCTGATCTTCAACGCCACGGCGATCGCAAACATCGCCGACAACGCGGCATCGAGCCCGCTGACCAACCTGTTCTGGGCGCTCCATACCGCGGACCCCACCGCATCTGGCGTGCAGAACACCAGCGAGGCCACCTATACCGGCTACTCCCGTGTGTCAGTGGCGCGCACCACGGGCGGCTTCACGGCTAGCTCTGCGCAAAGCACATCGCCGGCGGCCAACGTAGACTTCCCGGCGTGCACCGCCGGCTCTAACACAATCACGTTTGCCTCTATCGGCGTAGCAGTATCTGGCGCGACGAACATTCTTTACAGCGGCACTGTCACGCCGAATATAACCGTGACGAATGGCGTCACGCCGCGGCTCACCACGGCGTCCACCATCACGGAGAGTTAGATGGCGGACGAAGTACCTCATGAGGTAACCCCAAGGATCGTGTCGGCGGTTCTCACTTCCGTCAACAGTGGGCAGATCATGCATGGCGGCGAGAAGTCTCCGCTCGCAAAGCTGCTGGAAAAAGCCATGAGCGAAGCAGTGGTACAGGCGCTCGCTGACGGGGTGTCGATCGAAAACACCGAAGAGATACTAAGGCGTAAGTTTGTGGAGCGAGACAGAGTTCTTGCTTGGTACGACGCGAAGATGGCGGAGTTCGCTGAAGCCACGAGGAACGAAAGTGCCTAATGCGTTTCTCTACTACCAGCCGAAATGGAAAGGCCGGAAGCGCGTAAAGCAGTTCGTTGCAGCGCTCGCTATAGGCATGTCGACGCTTTCGCTGTCGTACACGTACGCCAAGACAGAACAGGGCTGGACCCGTGACGGCTACTATAAGTTGCGGAACGGTAAAGTACGCCGCGACGTAATACCATGCGCCACTGTTGTGTTCGTTACATCGGGGGCGACTTGGGCGGTACCGTCTGATTTCAACGGGGCGGCCAACACCGTTGAGTGCATCGGTGGCGGGGGTGGCGGGGGCGGCGGTGTTTCGAGCACCAATGGTGCAGGCGGAGCTGGTGGGGGCGCTTATTCCAAGGGCCTCAACATCCCGATGGTGCCGGGCACCAATGCCAATATCGGCGTCGGAGCTGGTGGCACTGCAGGCACTGCAGGCGGCAATGGCGGAGGAGCCGGCGATACTTGGGTCAATGCGACCTCGGCAGCCAACGCGGCCACGCTGGGCGCAACTATTGCCGTCGCGGCCAAAGGTGGCACACAGAGCAATGCGGGGGCCGGTGGTGCTGCTGGAGGCGCAGCGGCCTCGGGCACTGGCACAACCAAGACTTCGGGCGGCACTGGCGGCTCTCCCAACTTCGGTGGAGGCGGCGGTGGCGGTGCGGGGGGCCCCGGAGGCAACGGCGGCAACGGCGGCGCTGGCGGCGGCGGCACAGGCTCAGGCGGTGGTGGTGGAGGCGGTGGCGGCGGCACCACGGCGGCCGGCGGAACGGGCGGCAACGGCACGGCCAACGCTATCACGGCGGGTACGGCTGGCGCAGGCGGCACGTCCTTGGGCGGCGGCGGTGGTGTCGGCGGGACGGGTGACAATGGTGCCACGGGCACTGGAGGCGGCACCGGAAGCTCTGGGACCACGTTCGACGCAAGCCATGGCACCGGTGGTGGCGGTGGAGGCGGCGGTGGTGGCACTACAGGCGGTGTAGCGCGCCCCGGTGGCGGCGGAGCGATATATGGCGGCGCTGGCGGCGGCGGAGCCAATAACTCGGCGCTGACTAGCCAATCGGCGGGCGGCGCTGGTTTCGCGGGCCTCATCATCATCACTTACACATCTTTCAGATTTGTTGGGTGGAAGTACCGCCCGCTACTTAGGAGATAGAAGCATGGGACGGCGCGTATACTCGACGTTCTTTGAGAACGTAACCATCGCTGCAGTACAGGATATTTTCAACCTGAAGGCAGGCGCGGCCAATACTCTGGAACTACATCAGATCGATCTATCCGCAGGTGGTGTCAGCGCGCCTGCGGAAATCCGCCTTCGCTTGAAGCGGTTGCCTGCGACCGTCACTAACGGATCGGGCGGCACGGCACCTACGATCGGCGTTACAGATAGCGGGGACACGAAGGCTGCAACCGCTGCTGTACGTGCCAATGATACGACACAGGCGACCACGTCCGGCACCGCGGTAACGCTTCAGGCGCACCAGTGGAACGTGCTGATGCCGTGGCAGTATCTGCCGGCTCCAGAAGATCGCGAAACCATACAAGCAGGTGAAGCGCTGGTACTGGATATCCCCGGAGCGCCTGCCTCCACCGTGGTGAGCGGCACCATTAAGTGGCAAGAGTTCTAAACCATGGGCGCGGGTGTTTTTCGTCGGGTACCAAGGATACTTAGGCGACGGAAAATATATCCGTTCACAGCGGCTGTAATTGTTTCAAGCGTGTTCTCCGCCGCTGGTACTGGCGCGGCCACGCTTGTTGGGGCTTCTCTGTTCGCCGGGGTGTTCTCCTCGGCTGGCGCTGGGGCGATGAGCCTCACCGGCGCGTCTATATTTTCAGGTGTGTTCGCAGCTTCTGGCCACGGGAGCATGCTTGCAGTAGGGACTGGCGTATTCAATAGCGTCGCTGCTATGAATGGAGCCGGCTTGCTAAACCCGGCGCTGACCGGGATACACAGTAGAGCTGTGGCTATTCAGGGCGCAGGCTTTCTAAGCGGGGCGCTGTACGCGTTCTTCCTCGACGCCGAGAAGTTCATCCCAGATCAGGAGCTGCGCTCTTGCAAGGTCTCCGTGGAGTATCGCATCGCCTCCGTTGCGTTCGATCCTACCCGCCATGCGGACGTGATCGTGGCCACGATAGACCCTGAGAACAGGACGGCTATCGTTCCCTTCGAAGACCGTGTATATCAGGTCGGAGCGGACCCGCGACGTTCGGACACTCCCAACCGGAAAAGAACATGAACACTCGATACGTCAAAGCGGAAGGCGAGCGGAAGCGGTACCAGCTCGATTACACGAATTGGCTGGATACCGGCGAACTCGTCACCAGCGTCGTGTTCACGATCAGCAATCAAACTGGTACCAAGCCTCTGGTCATCGACGGCATACAGGTCCTTCCGTCGGGGCTAGGTGCGCAGTACTACGTTTCAGGCGGCCTCAACACGACGCAGTACCAAGTCACGGCCACGCTCACCACGACCACTGGTCCTCAAGTCCGTGAGGACACGCTCATCTTCACGATCAGGGGTACCTAATGACGATAGCGATCACGCATGCATTTCAGTCGGCCAAGGGCGACGGTGCCGACGCAACGCTAGTCCGCCCGTCCAACTGGAACGCCTCCCACGCAACCTCGATGGCCACCGGTGCGGTGATCGGCCGGCAGACGGCGGGCATCGGCGCGTTCGAGGAGCTCACGCTGACAGCGTTCATGGCCGCGGCGCTCGCAGCTACGGACGCCCCTTCTCTTCTTGCCGCGCTGGGCATTGGTGCGTTCGAAACCGGGGATGTGAAGTTCAGCATCCAGCCCACGGCGGCCACCGGGTGGCTGGCCTACAACGGTGAAGGCACCATCGGCGACGCAACGTCAGGCGGAACGGTTCGCGCCAATGCAGACTGCTCGGCGCTGTACCAGCTCATATACAACCAGATCAGCGATGCTATCTGCCCTGTTACAGGAGGGCGCGGCGCAAACGCGATAACGGACTTCAACGCCCACAAGGCGATCGCGCTCCCGAGGTTTTCGGGCAGGGCCGTCATTGGCGCAGGCACTGGCTCCGGCCTCACCGCGCGCATACTCGGAGCATTCGCCGGCGAGGAGAACCACGTACTCACCACTGCAGAGCTGGCGTCGCACTTCCACACGGCGAGCATCTCGGACCCTACACATACCCACTCTCTGTCGCAGAGTGCTGCTGTCTTTGCAGGAGGTAGCAACAACAACGGCGGCGGTGGCGGCGCGTTTGGTGTTGTGGGTAACAGCGGCTTCACTAACATGTCCTCGAACGCCACAGGCGTGCGGGTGAACAGCTCGAACGGCCTTGACACCGTGAACAGCACAGGCAGTGGTACTGCGCACAATACCATGCAGCCGTACGTTCCAATGTGGGCAAAGGTGAAGCTATGATCCGCTCCTCTCAGGCGGCTATCGATCTGATCGTCGCCGAGGAAGTCTCGGGTAAGGATTACTACATCAAGCACTACCAGCGCCCGGAGTGGCCCGGCGGTGCAAGCGGCGTCACGGTCGGCATCGGCTACGATCTCGGCTATGCCACGGCTGCTCGAGTAATGGCGGACTGGAAGGACTACCTGCCGCCCGACGTTATCCGCGCCATGCAGCGCGTTGCGGGCGTCACAGGCAAGGCGGCGCACAACATGCTGCCAGCGGTGAAAGAGCTGATCCTCGTGCCGTGGGAAGCAGCCATGGCTGTGTTCCTGAAGATCGACATGCCGAAGTGGGAGGCCATCGTGCTCAAGGCCTGCCCGGGCTCGGAGAACCTGCCAGCGGGTTGCTTTGGTGTGCTGACGAGCCTCGCGTACAACCGTGGTGCAAGCTTCTCGAAGAGCGGCGATCGCTACTTGGAGATGCGCTCCATCCGCGCGCATGTCGCTGCAAGCGAGTGGGACAAGGTCCCCGTGGACCTTCGCTCGATGAAGCGCCTGTGGGAAGGCTCCGCGGAAGGCCTCGTCCACCGCCGGG